TTTGAATTTAACGATGAATTTACCCGTGCTCAGTTTGTAGCATTAGTAACACCGTTCCTCCGTGATATTCAAGGTCGCCGTGGTATCTATGACTTCCGTGTTGTTTGTGATACAACAAATAATACACCACAAGTTATTGATTCTAATCAGTTTGTTGGTGATATCTATATCAAACCTGCTCGTTCTATCAACTTTATCCAGTTGAACTTTGTTGCAGTAAGAACTGGTGTTGATTTTACTGAAGTCGTTGGGCAGTTCTAATAAATAATTCAACGATATAGGAGAAAAGAATGGCATTCAACGTAGCAGAATTTAGAGCGAATCTGATTGGTGACGGTGCACGTCCCAATCTATTTCAAGTCACGCTCACTTTTCCAACGATTGCAGAAAATGGTACTGCAGCAGGTCAAAAAACCACATTTATGGCTAAAACTGCTCAGTTACCTGGTTCAACAATCGGCCAAGTACCGTTGTATTATTTTGGCCGTGAACTAAAGTTTGCTGGTAATCGTACATTTACTGATTGGACATTACAGATTATTAATGATGAAGATTTCACAGTTCGTAAAGCTTTAGAATCGTGGATGAACGGCATCAATAGTCACGCAGGTAATGTTCGTACTGGTGCCGCATCTGGTCCATCTGGTTACACAGTTGATGCAACAGTTACACAATATGGAAAAACTGGCGACACATTGAAAACTTACAAATTTGTTGGTTTGTATCCTCTTGATCTGGCCCCCATTGATTTAGATTGGGGTTCTAATGACACTATTGAAGAATACGCAGTAACATTCGCATATCAATGGTGGGAAACAGATACAACAACTTAATTTATTTTATTTTACGAGAGAGACCAAGGTCTCTCTCATTATGTTTTTTTGAATTGGAATAACACAATATGGCAGCTAATAAATTCTCTCTTTTTGGTTTCACAATTGCACGAAATAAGGTCGAAGAAGATCAAACCGTGCAACAATCTTTTACGCCTCCATCAAACGATGATGGCGCTCTCACAATTACCTCAGCCGCTTATTATGGAACTTATGTTGACCTAGACGGCACAGCCAAAAATGATGTAGAACTTATTTCACGGTACCGTGAGATGTCAATGCAACCAGAGATTGAATCAGCTATTGATGATATTGTTGGTGAAGCAATTTGCCAAGATGATGATGGCAAGATTCTTCAAATCGTGTTGGACGATTTAAAACAACCAGACAAAATTAAAAATGCCATTAAAGCCGAATTTGAAACAGTAATGAAGCTTTTAAATTATAAAAATATGGCACAAGATATCTTCCGTAGGTACTATGTTGATGGGCGCCTATTTTACCACATCATAGTGGACCAAACCAAACCTATGGAAGGTGTTAAAGAATTACGATACGTTGATCCACGTAAACTACGCAAAATACGTGAGATGAAAAAATCAAAAGATGAGCGTACTGGCGTAGAGATTATGAAGGTGATAAATGAATACTATCTCTATAACGATAAAATTAATACTGGTGCTTCTTCTAATTTTGGTCCCGTGGGTGTACGAATTACAACTGATTCTATCATATCTGTTGTTTCTGGTTTAATGGACTCTCGCCGTGCCGTAGTTCTATCATACCTACACAAAGCAATTAAACCACTTAATCAGTTACGTATGATTGAAGATGCAACTGTTATCTATCGAATCTCACGTGCACCTGAGCGCCGTATTTTCTATATTGACGTAGGTAATTTGCCTAAGTTAAAGGCAGAACAATATCTCCGTGACATCATGGTAAAATACAAGAACAAACTTGTATACGATGCCAACACAGGTGAAGTCCGTGATGACCGTAAATTCTTATCCATGATGGAAGATTTCTGGTTGCCACGCCGTGAAGGTGGAAAAGGTACAGAGATTACTACACTACCTGGTGGTCAAAATCTAGGTGAGTTAGAAGATGTCAAATACTTTGAAAAGAAACTATACAAAGCACTTAATGTTCCTGTATCACGTTTAAATCCAGAAACATCTGGTTTTTCTCTTGGCCGAACCAATGAGATTACCCGTGACGAATTAAAGTTTGCTAAATTTGTAGACCGTTTACGTAACAAGTTCTCTGACCTATTTGACCAAGCATTACGAGTACAATGTGTATTAAAAGGTATTTGTACAGACCAAGAGTGGGACGATTTTAGAACCAACATTCATTATGATTTTATTAAAGACAACAACTTTACTGAACTCAAAGATGCCGAGTTAATGAAAGAAAGATTGGCTCTGTTAGCAACAATAGATCCATATACTGGTCGTTATTTCTCACAATCTTGGATTCAACGAAATGTTCTCCGTCTAAACGATGATGATATCAAAGAGATGCAAATTGAGATGGACGAAGAAAAAGAAGCAGGTCTTGGATTACCAGTTGGTGTAACAAATGATGTGGCACAGGCACAAATGATGTCACAAGTACCATCACAACCACAACATCCGTTAGACCAAGAACATGAGGCAGAATTAGCACAACAAGCAGCCGCTAAGTCAAGTGTTAAAGAAGAAACCAATACATTGGTGAAACTAAAGCGGATATTATAAATATTTGAATTGGAGATTAAAAAATGACAGATACCACAAGACAGATTATTGATTTTGCACAAGATGACAATGGCGTAGAGTTCCGCAATGCTTTGTATTCGGCAATCCACGACAAAGTAACGGATCATATTGAAGCAAAAAAGCAAGAGATTGCACATAGTTTAATTGCACCACAACAAGAGATGGATCAGGAAGATTCACAGACCGAAGTAGAACAACAGGAAACAGAAGTTGAAAACACTTAAACAACTAATGTCTGAGGCCAAAGAGAAAAAAGAAACTCAAATGGATCCTCCAGCCGTTTTGATGATGAGGAGAAAGTCAGTCAGACAGTTCTCTGATGGTCAGCGAGTGGCATTATATTATGTGGATAAATTAGATAAATATGTAACCGTACCTTATACAGCAATGAAATGGTCCTCTACAGTACCATTAGAATTTAAATAGGATAAAAAATGGCAATCGCAAACAGCATACAAACTTTAGTTGATACTAATTCCAGAACCGTTATTAAACGTACTGGTATTCTCGATTCTGACGAAAATCAAACAGTCATCATTGAACCATTAAAGTTATTTGGTGCACTTAATGCTAATGGTGCATATTATCAAACAGGCAATACAACTACTGCTGGTTTAGCCAATTCTGCATTTACTATTTCCAGAGTTATTGCTTCCGTTGATGCTGAAGTTGGACACTTACAATTACAATGGCAAGGCACTACTGCTTCTGCAACTGTGTGGGCATTTGGTGTTGGTTTTCATGATACTAATCCACAGTATCAGTTCCCTTCAATTACAAACAATGCAACCGGTCCTACAGGCAACTTAACACTCAGAACAGTTGGTACAACTGCTAATGCTTGTTATACAATTATGATTGAGTTACATAAAAACAACAAGTATTATGACAGAGGCCAATTGACCGATCCAGCAGCATTTAACTATGGTGCATATGGTCTAACACCGTAATGAAAAATTTTATTGATGCTATTCTATCTAATAATTTAATCGAAGCCAAAAGAATATTAGATGAAAGGCTTGATGAATTAGCAGATGACGCTTTAACTGATGTTAAAGAAGATATGGCATTAGAGATGTTTGATGTAGATTTAGATGAATTAGAAGAAGGTAATATTATGAAGATGGGCCGAACAAAAATGATTCGGGTTCGTATTCGGGGTGGGAAGATACAAAGACGTAAAAGGTTGTCAGCAGTAAAAGGTTATACAACAAGAGGTGGTAAGTTAGTTCGTATGTCACCTGTTGAGCGTAGAAACCGCAAAATGGCATCAAGAAGGTCGAAGTTTAAAAGACGTGCTAAATTAAGACAGGCACTAAGAAAAAGAAAAATGTCTTTAAGACGCAGAAGTGCAATGGGGTTATAAATGAAACTCATTAAAGAAATTACAGAAACAGTTAGTTACTTGGTAGAAGAAGCCGATGGCAAAAAATCTTTGCATATCGAAGGTCCTTTTTTAGTTGCGGAAAAGAAAAACCGTAATGGTCGTTTGTATGAATACAATACGATGAAAAAAGAGGTCGCTCGATATACAGAAGAATACATTAATAAGCACCGTGCTTTTGGTGAATTAGGCCATCCTGAAACACCAAGTATTAATCTAGACCGTGTATCACACATGATTACATCATTAAGAGAAGATGGTAATACATGGGTTGGTAAAGCAAAGATTTTAGATACTCCTATGGGTAATATCGCCAGAAGTCTTATTGAAGGCGGTGCTCAATTAGGTGTATCTTCAAGAGGTATGGGCTCGTTAAAGAACGTTAATGGAGTTAATGTCGTTCAGCCCGATTTTTATCTAGCCACAGCGGCAGATATAGTAGCAGATCCTTCTGCACCTGGTGCGTTTGTACAAGGTATTATGGAAGGTAAAGAATGGATGTTAGTCAATGGTGTATGGACAGAACAGGATCATTCTCAGGCGATTCAACAGATTCGTCAGGCTTCACGCCAAGAGATTGAAGAAGTAAGTCTGCACATTTTTGAAAACTTCATGAAAAAACTTTAAATATAAATATCCAATATAAATCAAGGAGATTTTTCAAAATGAAAAAATTTAATCTGTCCGAAGCCGCTAAGCAAATTTTGGTTGGCGAAGGTGCCAAAGAAACGTTTGATTCAAACATTTCGTCCAAATCTGGTGGTCAAGACAAGCCACAGAAGTTAGATATGTCCGTTGGTTACGGCATGAAAGACGCTGGCGATATCGGCACTAAAGTTACCAAAACTACCGATGCTGGTCCTAATCCCACAAAAGGTGCTCCCACAGCAACACCTCCTGGTGCAACACCTCCAGTAAGTTCTGAGCCAATGAAGAAACTTAAAGGCCAACCTGCTGAAGATAGAGCAGCAGAAGAATCTGATGTTCAAGGTGGTGAAGATTCTTACGAAACAATTCGTGACCGTAAACCCGGTATCAAACCAAAACAAACAATGCAAGCCAATCCTGGCGCCACATTCCAATCTTATGGTGAAGAAACTGAATCTGATGACGAAGTAGTTTCAGAAGAAAAAGAAGAAGGCCATGAAGATGAGGCACAAGACAAAGCTCTTATCAAAAAAATGATGAAAAAGGAAAAAATGAAAGAAGATTTAGACGCTCTTTTATCCGGTGAGAACCTTTCTGAAGAATTTGTTCAAAAAGCTTCCACAATTTTCGAAGCCGCCGTTATCGCTCGTGCAGAAGAAGTTATTGCTGAAGCCGAAGTTGCTTTGCAAGAACAATTTGAAGCCGCAGTAGAAGAAATCAAAGAAGATTTGGCTGCTAAGGTTGATGACTATCTCAACTATATGGTTGAGGAGTGGATGAAAGAAAACGAAATCGCCATTGAGAAAGGCCTCCGTGCTGAAATCGTGGAAGACTTCATTACAGGTCTCAAAGGTTTGTTTGAAGAGCATTATATTGATATTCCTGCCGACAAGGTTGACGTTGTTGGTGAATTGGCCGACAAGGTCGAAGAACTTGAATCTGCTCTTAATGAACAAATCAACAAAGGTGTCGAGTTAACCAAAGAGTTAAACGAACAGAAAAAAATTGAAGCCATTTACACAGCGTGTGAAGGCTTAACCCAGACTCAAGTAGAAAAATTAAAATCACTCGCAGAGGGTGTGGAATTTACTACTGAGGAAGAATTTGCTACCAAACTTTCTACTTTGAAAGAATCATATTTCAAAGCTGAAGTTAAAGTTGCAGACAATTCTTCACTAGACGATGAAGTCCAAATTGAGGAAGAAAAGAAGTCAGTTGCTTCCGCCGACCCAATGATGGATCTTTATTCAAAAACCATTTCACAAACTTTGGTTAAGTAATTAACCATCAATACATAAAAAAAGGACTATAAAATGTATTTGACAGAAGAACTACAAAAGAAATGGCAACCTGTACTCGAGCATCCTGAGCTTGAGTCAATTGCCGATCCCTACAAGAAAGCTGTTACAGCTCTTGTTTTGGAAAATCAACAACAAGCTATGAATCAAGACCGTATGGCTTTGAATGAAACTGCTACTGGCGGTTCCACTCCTGCTAACATTACCGGTTCTGGTATCAGCAACTTTGATCCAATCTTGATTTCGTTAGTACGCCGTGCATTACCTAACCTAATCGCCTATGACGTTGCTGGTGTTCAGCCAATGACAGGCCCAACAGGTTTGATTTTTGCAATGCGTGCTCGTTACACAAGTCAAACTGGTTCTGAGGCATTCTTCAACGAGGCAAACACAGCATTCTCTGGTTCGTTCTCTGAGAACAATCCTTATGGATTCAAAGGTACACGTGCATCTGACATCTCTACAAACTTCCAAGATCCTACCGCTAACGCTACCACATCTGGTATCGCAATGCCTACAGCTAACGCTGAGATCCTTGGTACAGATACAGATTACACCAAGAACTTCCAACAGATGGCATTCTCGATTGAGAAAGTTACTGTAACTGCACAAAGCCGTGCTTTGAAGGCTGAGTACAGTTTAGAACTTGCTCAAGACTTGAAAGCAATCCATGGTCTTGATGCTGAAACAGAATTGTCTAACATTCTGTCTACAGAAATCTTAGCTGAAATCAACCGTGAAGTTATCCGTACAATCTATACCTGTGCCGTTGCCGGTGCTCAGTATGGTACAACAACCGCTGGTTACTTTGACCTTGACACAGACTCTAACGGCCGTTGGTCAGTTGAGCGTT